AAGCCGCCATTTCTGGCGGCTTTCAACTCGTGGAGATGCGGGGAATTGAATCCCGCTACATCAAGCCCGAAAGCCCTACTCCCGCTTGAATCACGCCGCGCTCGCAGTCGTTTTTGGCAACATTTTGGCAACATTTTCCCGAAGCAGCAACGAATCCATCGCCAGACCGACCGCGTCTAGATCGTCGTCGAACAGGTCGGCGTACACATCCAGGGTCATCGCCGCACTCGCGTGGCCGAGCTGGTTCTGGATGGCCTTGACGTTCGCTCCGGAGCTGACCATGAGGCTCGCCGCGGTGTGGCGCAGGTCGTGGTAGGTGAGTCCGAGAGGGACGCCGGCGCGCCTCTTCGCCCGCCAGAACCATTTGGTCGGGTCGTTCGGCGGCGCGGTGCGCGCCAGATATCCGCCGTCCTGCGCAGGGAACAGTGGCTCGCAGCCTTCCCTCCCGGCGCACCGCTCGCGCAGCGGGGCGTCGAGTGTTCTGGGGAACACGACCTGCCTCGGCCTGCCGGATTTTGGCAGGTCGACCACCACCTCGTGGCCGACTGTGGTGGCGCTCCGTCTGACCGAAAGCCGGTGTCTGGCGAAGTCCACGTCCTCGACGTGCAGTCCGGCCATCTCGCCCCATCTCAGTCCGCACAGGCCAAGCACGAGTACCATCGTCCGCCGGTCGCCGGATTCGTCGGCGAGTCGGAACAGCTGTTCGACGGTGAGGTACGTGTGCTCCTTGTGCTTCTTGCGTGGCGTCTCGATGCCGTCGCATGGGTTGGATGGGATGAGCCTGTCGGACACGGCGTCGGCGCAGATGCCACGCAGGATTCCGAGGTTGCGCAGCACGACGGTGGCGCTCTTGCTTTCGGCCTGTGTGCTGACCCATTCCTGGATTTCGGCGCGGGTCAGTGATTCGAGCGTGCGCGCGCCCCATTGCGGTTCGACATGGACCCGCCACGCGCGTTCGAGCGATTCGACGTAGCTGGCCTTTGACGAGACGCGCTTCTTGGCTATCCATGCCGGCCAGAGCCCGCCGACCTTCCGGCGTCCGGCCTGCGGGTCGATGTACGTTCCGCTGGCCTTGGCGACGGTGACGTGTTCGGCCAGCCATTCCTGGGCGTCGCGTTTGCGTTGGAAGCCGCGCCGGCTGGTCTGCGTGCCGTCCGGCTTGCGGTAGATGACGCGCCATCGTCGTCCGTTCTTGGTGTCGTATGCGTCAATGGTCGCCATCTTCCGCCTTCTTCCGTGGCCTGCCGCCGCCGACGCCTCGGCCGGGGCGGCTGGCATTCCACCGGTCGATGGTCTCCTCACGCCAGCCTCTGGCCTTGCCGACGACCACGTCGGGGTCGGGCAGCCTGTATCGTGCCAGTGCGCCTTTGGTGATTCCGAGGCGTTCGGCCACCTCGGTCATGCTCAGATAGCGTTCAGTCATCCTTGCCGCCACGTCTGTCCATGGTGAGTGTGGCAAGGCTCCAGATGCCGGCCGCGAGTCCGAACAGTCCGGCCTGCCATGGTTTTCCCGCGAAGCCGAGCATGGCCGACAGCAGGCCGCATGCGATGCCGCAGACGGCGAATATGGTGCTTGTTTTCATGATGGCCATGAAATAGGATGGAACCGGGGTTCCGGGCACTAGGTCTGCTCGGAACCCTTTCTCATCTCTTATGGCGTGGTCGGCGCCGTATCGAGATGATGAGCGCCGCCAGTGCGATGATATTGCTCACCACCGAGCTGATGGCGGTCACGATGTCCGTCCATTTCATGTTCACCTCCTTTCCGTTGACATAACTATTATAACAAAGTATGTAAAGTAATGCAAGCCGAACGCGACGAACCACACTCACCAAAATCATCAAAATGTGTCAGGATTATCCAGATTGTGAAGAGATGTAGACGACGCCGCGCGCTCGCCGACAAGGTCGCAGCCAGCATCACACCGACGCAGACAGACACCGCACCAGCGCCGACTGAGACCGACAAGGACAGGGAGATCGCCGAACTCAAAAAACAGATCGCACAACTCAAAGCACTCGCATCCAGCCAGCAAGAGAGCGAATGAGATTGCGCTCGCAGCCCCCCCCTTCGCGTTTCCGAAGCGGAAGACGGAGAGGAGCGAACACTTTATAGCGTCTATGCTGAGTCGGATAATCGAAAAAAATCAAAATATCGGTAGGGGAGAAGGCATGGTTGCGGATGAGGAGAACAAGGTCGAGGGTAACGTTGTCGGGAACATATCCCTCAGATACCATGGTCCGGCCCTGGACCGTGACCATACGATGAGCGCCCGCACGCTTGCGCCGGCGCTCCTTAGCTTCGCTGACGCCATCGACGCGGCCAAGGACGAGCTGGCCCCGAAAGCCAAGGTCGAATTACGTGTTCTGGCAACCAAGACGGGGTCGTTCGATATCCAATTCATCCTCACAAGTCTCGGAGACCTCGCGACGTCGTCTCAGGGGCAGGGGATTCAGTGGCTGAGCGATGTGCTCGGGGTCGGATTCGTTTCAATCGTCATCGGCGCATTCAAGGCTCTGAAGTTCAGACATGACAAAGGCAAAACCAAAATCGTCGATACTAAACCTGTGAACGACGATATGGTGTTCTCAGAGGAGAGAGTCACCATAGAGTCCGCCGACGGTGAACGGATCGAAACATACAAATCCTCATTGCGCATAGCCGATAACAGTAAATTCGTCAACAATGCGGGCAAGGCGCTCAGCGGGCCGTCATCGCAGAAGGGAGTGGACGGGGCGGAAGTGTCATCGGGCAAAGAATCTGTGGACATCGACAAGAAAACGGCGCAAAGCATGGCGGAATGGGTTCCGGCCGAAGATGTGATCAACGAAAGCGATGTCAAACTCGTGGTGCAGCCGCTCGACGCACACTTCGAGCCCGGAAAGAAATGGCATGTCACGACGGGCAACGACGTGAGATACACGGTCGATATGGAGGACGAGGCATTCATTCGTGCCGTCGAAGACGGCGAGAGGATCGGCAAGAAAGACACGTTCCTTGTCAACCTGCACACGGTATCCACCATGGGCAAAGACGGGAAACTCAAAGGACAGTACTCCATAACCAAGGTTTTTCGCCATAAACCATATGAGCCGAAACAAGACGAGTTCAGATTCTAAAGCAAGACCCCGGTGCTCGCGGTATGCGGGTGGCCGGGGTCTTTTTTATAAGGAATCCGAAGGGATATAAGGCTCTATAAGCACGTATAAAGGCGTATAAACTACTGCACGCACACGCCGGAATCGTACAATAGCTGCCGGTAGTCGTTCAACACCTGGATGGTGACGCCCAATTCCACGGCCATCATCCACGTATTGCCCTCATACACCGTCTCGGCCATGCCGTAATCCACCGGCGATATCAACGCCAACGCCGTCTCCCTACGGCAACGGCGCTCGCATTTGATTCCGGCTTGGCTGCCGCATCCTGGGTCATGGTGTCTGGCGTGGATGAGCTCGTGACACAATGTGCAGCGGCGTTGCCTCGCGTTGAGCTTGTCGTGCAGGACGATGAGGCCTAGCGCGTCGCAATAGTAGCCGTTCATCCCACGGGGCAGGCAGTCCTCTTCGACGCGCAGGCCCATGCCCCCGGCCCGCGCGTACAGCGTGTCAATGTCAGTCGTCTGGCGTCTCTTCCAAATCACAGTTGGTATCCATACTGACGGTTTCCGTCCTTTATATCTGCTGATTGTCCATCAGCCCACTGTTGCGCATGATGGTCGTCATCACTTTTGTCGGAGCTATAAGCATCGCCACTGGGTTTCCGTTTCCCACGCCCGGAGCGTTGCCACAGGTGAACATCGCTGAATACTCTTCGCCGGAATCCATGTGTTTTGCCAAACGTGCAGCGTTCTGCTTGTTGACATATCCGATAAGACCGGCGTTGGGCGCGTTAATCGCCACGGCGTTGCGATCATGCTGGTTGCCCGGTTCCCTGACAAGCATTGCTGGTCTCAAAGGACGTGTGTCGGCGGCCCGTAGGGCTTCCTCGTAGTAGGAGCCGCCACGAAGGGAACAGGTGAAAACGCCGAGCTTGTATATTTGCCCTGAAGCTTTGTTCGGCAGTATCCCATTGGGCGCTTCCAATACAAGTTGACCGTTGAACAAAGCAAGCTTCAGATTTGTGTTTCCATCGCCGAATATGGTGACTAGGTCAAGCTGGTGTTCCGGTGGGAGAAAAGCGGAACTGTAGATTGGGACATACTCCTTCAGTCCCCTGACCGGACGCAAGCATCGCGGATCCGGCTTTCGGCGGTATGGGGTCTCCATATAAACGGAGAACGTCGGGGTGTCCTTCGAGGTGGCGTTCGTCTTACGCGCGTCTTTTTCGGTTACTACTTCCCTAAAGGTGTCGCCATCCCGCACCAAACGACGAACGTATTCCGTCGTCCTTCCTGTCTCATTGCCGTTGTCCGCGTTTATTTGTTTTCCGTCGGATAACGCAATTGCGACTGCGATTCCGAGGATGATGATGAGTATTATCCATGCCATCACGATCTCACTTTTCGCTCACGAGTGTTTCTGTATCGAAGGAAATGTCTATTTCTGTGTTTTTGACAATGTCAGTCATCCGGCGTCTCGCTTTCCACGTCACGATTCTCATCTATGTTGGCGGCCACGTCATAGTCTTCGGGCAGCGCGGCGATACGGTCGATGAGATCATCGGTGATCTGGTTTTGGCGCTCGCGGTATTCGTAGGCGCGGGCGGCCTCAATGATGTCTCGCAACACAGCGACTGGGTCTACCTCGCATGCTTGACAAAGCAGAAGGAACTCCGATAGCTTAATCGGCGCTTTTCTGCCCTTTTCAATATCGCTGATTCTGACATGACTGACGGCGTTGTTCATCATCTCAGAGATGGTCCGATATGAATATCCAGAATCGGCAATGATTTTCGCAGCTGCCTGCTGTGAGGCGTAATCAAACGCCGTCCATTCGTACTTCGTAGCCATGTGCACAACGTTAACACATGTTGACACGCCGCACTTGCGTAAGTTGTAAGCACGAGCTAACATCAGTCTCATCAAGTAAGCACGTGCTTACAGATGGAGGTGAAAACAGATGACGATCGACAAGAAAGTTGACTGCATCAAGCTTGCAAAAGTGGTTGTTAGACAGACCAGGAATGACGTTTTGATTAGCAAAACACAGATGACTGATATTGCCGCCCGCTGCAATCGAAATCGGACAACTGTCAGCAGGGCTCTTGATGCGGAGGACATGACGTTGAGCATGTGGTTTGCCTCGGTCTCCGAGAGTGAGATTGATCCACTGCAGCTCATCAACGAAAAGATTCAAGAGCAGTCGGCGCTCGCCGACGCATGAGTCGAAAGGAGAATCCGAAATGAGGAAGATGAAGAGATCTGATGTTCGCGAATGGGTTCCTGGCGAACCTCTCGAACGGGTCGACTTCGGCAACTGCTGCACGGGGATGAACAAGAGCATTCCGAAAGAGCCGGGAAGCGTGGGCGATTTCAAGCGTCTCATTTGGAAATGCCGTGCCATTGAAGCGGACGGAGGGCCATGCCTGGTCGGCGAGCTCGCGAAGATGCTCCGGCAGAACGGGATGGACATCGGCCAGAACAGACTGTTCCGTCTTCTTCAGGCTGACTGGTATCTCGGCAAGTCCGGTTCGAATCGCAACGTGCCGACACAGCGTGCGATGGACCTCGGCCTGTTCCGCATCAAGGAGACCACCGTCACCCATGCGGATGGGCACACCACGGTCAGTCGCACTCCGAAGGTCACGGGCAAGGGGCAGCGCTATTTCATCGACCGGTACTGGGGTCGCGCTCAGCCGTCGTTGGAAGCGGGTGCGTGATGGTCTTGCAGCAGATGATGACCACCACGCAGGTGGCGAGGCTTTTCGGGGCCGAGACGCCGGAGGAGATTCGGACGCGGCAGGGGTATCTGGCCCAGTTGCGTTTCCGTGGACAGGGTCCTCGGTTCGTGAAGCACGGGCGGATGATCCTTTATCCGGAAACGGCCGTGGCCGAATGGCTTGAGGAAGGCGAGACGAATTGCACAAGGAGCATTGCATGAACGACATTCGCAAGGCGTGCGTGAGGGCCGTGTTCGACGAATTCGACGACCATGGCGACGCCATCATGCCGGCCTATGGCGACTTATGGGACGAAATCGAAGCACGGCGTCCGCTCGGCCACATCGTCGGATACGTCGACCTCGACGTCACCGATCTCGTGGACCTCATCATCGACACGATCAACAAGGAGCTGATGTGATGAAGGCCCTTGCCCGCATCATCCTGCGCCAGCTAATCTTCGCGGTGTGGCTACTGGCCATGTGGGTGCTGTATTGCACGCCGGCCTGCACGCACCCCATCGAACATCTCATCGCCGCGCCGTTCGCGGTGCTCATCCCGACGGCCATCATCATGCGCCGCCTGTGCTCCGACCCCCGCTTCGCGCGCTGGCTGGACGAGCAACGGCAGTGAAGGACTTTGACGGTTCCTCACACATTGCGGCATGGACGTGGTTCGTCATGCGCGGCCATGCCGGAACCGCCCACGCGTCAAGGAAAAGACGTTAAAACCAGCCGGACGGGTCATCTTCTCTCTTCTCCTCCCGTCCGGCCTTCGCCGGGGCCCGCGACAGGATGCGGGCGCCATGGATCGGCGTGTTGAGGTCACGTCGGCGGATGGATGCGCGGTTCGAATCCGCGTCCCGGCACGACATCAATCCAAAGGAGGCAAACGTTGCCAAGCAAAACACCAAGCAGGCCGGAAGGCGAGAAGTGGTTCGAGTGGCCACTCACCCCGGCCAGCGTCGGCATGACGGCCGCCGAACTGATCGGCGAACTGTATGAAACCATATCCACGCTCAATCGCGATCGGGGCTGGGACCTCACCATGGTCGCGCCGGCGCGCTTCGGCGAGGTCGTCATCGACCGCGAGGCCGGATGCCTGCGCGCGAAATGCGCGTGGAAGGCCAAGGATCCCAGCCAGCTCGGCCCGGAACCGGCCGGATACGTGAGAGGGGAGTGACATGGCCATCGGCGAGACCGTCATCACCATCGTCGGCAACCTCACCGCGGATCCGGAACTGAGAACCACCGGCCAGGGCGCGCAGGTCGCCAGCTTCACCGTCGCAAACACCGCGCGCGTCTATAACAAGCAGACCGGCCAGTACGAGGATGGGGCGGCGCTGTTCATGCGCTGCTCCGCCTGGAACGACCTCGCCCAGCATTGCGCGCAGTCACTGGCCAAAGGCATGCGCGTCATCGCCCAAGGCAGGCTCCGACAGCACTCGTATCAGGCGCAGGACGGCACCAACAGAACCGTCGTGGAACTGCAAGTGGACGAAATCGGGCCAAGCCTGAGATACGCCACCGCGCAGGTCGCCCGCATCGACCGACGGCCGCAAGGTCCCGTCTACGGCAATCCCGCCGCGCAAACGCCGACCGTCAACACCGGAGCGGGCGGCTGGAGCCAACAGCCGGCCCAGTCCACGCAACCGGCCGCACCTGCCGATGATCCGTGGGGCGCGCCTGCGGACGACCGGTCATCATTCGGAGGTTTCGGCAAACCAGATCCGGAACCGGATTTCTAAGGAGCAGCAATGAAAGCCAGCGAACAACAGGCGCTCATCCCGCAGGAAGCCACGCCCGACACGCTCATCGACCTCATCGGCAAGACCCAGCAGGTCACCAAGGCCGCGGCCGTCGTGCTCAAGGCATGCCGCACCGTCATGGACACCCGCACCAAGAAGGAGCACATCGACAAGTGGGGCGGCATCCACGCCATCACCGAAGCCGTGTACGACTGCGCAGACCTCGCGCAGCGCATCCTCGACGCGGGACTGGCCATGGAGAACATGTGCGCGAAGCCAGCCACGTCACGGCAGATGATCCTCATCGACGACCTGCGCCGCAGCCTCGACATGGACGACGGCGACGTGGAGGCGACCGTCGATCCGGACACCGGCGAGATCGACTGAACCACGGAAGGAGCAAGAGAGACATGTGGTTCATCATCGACGACCAGATGGCCGACGACAGGCGCATCCGCCGCCTGCCGCTCGCCACCGTGGGACTGTGGGTCAAGCTGTGCGTCATCCACTCCAAAGGCGTCTCGATGCAGGCCAAGGACCCCACCGCGTACCCCGGCCACTTCGACAAGCTCGACCTCAAGGACGCCGGCGGCACCATGAAACAGCTCCAGCAGCTCATCGACTCAGGCCTCATGGAGGAGCACGACGGCGGATGGCGTCCGGTCTACGCGGAAGGCATATGCAGGGAGCCGAAGACGCTGACCGAAGAGCAGCGCGAGGCGCGCCGCAAGGCGGGAAGCAAGGGAGGACGCCGTAAGGCGGCCAACCAGAAAGCCAAGCAAACATCCGGCGACTTGCCAGAAGACAGCCAAGCAAACGGAGAGCAAAACGGTAGCGAGACAGGTAGCAAACCTGCTAGCAACTTGCTAGAGGACAGCCAAGCAAAAACATGGCATAAAACCGATACCGATACCGATATACCCTCTCCGACCCCTCCCGCCGGCAAACCGAAGCAGCCTGCCACGCCGGAATCCGGCTTCGACCATTTCGCCGAAGCCTATCCCGGATCCGTCGGCGCGAAAGGCCGCAAGACCGAAGCCGAAGCGCGAAACCTGTACGCGGCCATCGCCGGAAACCCCGTCGAACTCGCCCGACTCCAAGCCGCGCTCCGCCGCTACAAGCGAGCCGTCAACGACGGTCAAATCCGCACCGGCCACATCCCACGGCTCAACACATGGCTCCGCGACCAATGGGAAACCTGGGCACCCGAGCCAATCTCGCCGCCGCCAATCCACAAGCACACCTGGAACTGCGAACACGTCCACCAGCTCATGGATCCGCATGAGGACGAATACGACCACACCGGAAGCCTCCGCAACGGCAACCCAAGCGAATGGTGGAAGGCATGCCAGGCGTGCGCCGAAGAACTCAACAACCAAGAAACCAGCAAGGAGAAGCAATGAGCAACTACCAAAGCAGCGAAATCAAGCTCATCAACACGAGCCTGATCGACCCGCACCCGGACAATCCACGCAAAAACATCGGCGACGTGACCGACCTCGCCGCCAGCATCAAAGCCAACGGCCTCCTCACGCCCCTCAGCGTCGTGCCCAACGGCAGCCGCTACCGCGTCATCGCCGGCCACCGTCGCCTTGCGGCCTGCAAGCAGGCCGGAACCGGAGCCGTCCCATGCTTCGTGCTTGACCTCGACCCATTGCAGCAGTTGGAGGCCATGGTCACAGAGAACTGCCAGCGCGAACAGCTCACCGTGTTGGAGGAGGCCGACGCCATCCAGGGCATGCTCGACCTCGGAGCCACCACCGCCAGCGTCGCCCACCGGCTCGGCCGAAGCGGCGACTACGTGCGTGACCGCGCCAAGGCCGCCAGCATCGACAACGAGGTCAGAGCATCCCGCGACGATTTCGGCCAGCTCACCATCGGCCAGCTCGTGGCCATAGCGCGATATGACGGCCAGCCGGACAGGCAGAAGAAGCTCGCGCAGGCGGCCGGCACCTCGAACTTCGACTACATCCTCCGCAACATCGAAC